CCTTGACAAGCTATTTAACGATATGCAAGACAAGGCAATCGCTGGTTCAGAAAATGTGGCTACCGCATCTTGGGTTATAAAACAACAGGTAGAAGAAATTGAATATTGGAAACAGATGTTTGAGAAAGCAATGGAGGCACAAGAGAAATGAACATTGAAATACGCAAACTTACTGCCCAAGAAAGAGAACATTACACTCATTGTCCATGTTGTGGAACAAGAATAAAGGCTCAAACTGCGGAAGAATTTGCGGCTATTGTTATGAAAGGTTTTTCTTTGGCGGCACAAAGAAAAAAAGAAGAACGGAAATTATTAGGAAAGGCACAAGAGAAATGATAGAGTCAATAGTTAAACCACAACCGCTGGACAATGACGTTGCGGTAATAAAAATACTACAGTTGATGGGACAGTTGACTCCTAGTGATATGCAGTATGTTTTAAGGGTAATTGCCAAAGTCTATATGGCTACTACAGAAGTGCAAGAAAAATGAGTTTTACAATCATGCGGCATGATGGCATGAAAGTGACCCAATGGTTCAGTACTATTGACGATCTGTTAAAATCTATGTTAGCAAATCCTAAAGATAGGTACTGGAGAAATAAATGAGTGCATGGTCATATAGTAGTCTCAAGACATTTCAGCAATGTCCTAAGAAGTATTATCACTTAAAGGTTGCTAAGGATATTGTAGATACTGGCAGTGAAGCTACTGTGTATGGCAAAGAGCTACATAAAGCAGCAGAAGATTACGTACGTGATAGCGTACCAATACCACCCCAGTTTGCCTTTATTCAAAAGACCGTAGATGCGCTTAAGAACATCCCAGGTGAGAAGCATACTGAGATTGAACTAGGTGTAGCTAACAATGGTGGCAAGCTTAGTGCTTGTGGGTTTAACGATAAGAATGCGTGGTATCGGGGTATTGCAGATTTACTAATCATTAACGGCGATGAAGGGTATTTGGTTGACTATAAAAGTAGTAAAAATGCCAAGTACGCAGACTTAAAACAATTAGATTTATTAGCGGCGGCGGTGTTTACTCACTTCCCTGAGGTTAAGAGTCTTAAGTCTGCTTTAATATTCATAGTTAGTAACGAGTTTGTTAAAAAAGAACACAATGCGCACCATAGGCTAGCTTACTTTGAGCATGTACGATTTGACTTAGAACGGCTAGAAAAGGCTATGGAGACAGGGGTATGGAACGCAGTAGCGGGTCCATTATGCGGTTGGTGCCCCGTTAAGACTTGCCATAACTATAGAGAAAGAAGAAAATAATGGTACACAAGGAGAACTTAAATGCCATACGTGAACAAACCTAGACCATATAAAAAAGAATACGAACAGTATCAGGGTAAACCCGAACAAATAAAAAATAGGGCAAAGCGTAATGCAGCCCGTGCGGAGCTAATGAAAGATGGAAGGGTATCAAAAGGAGATGGAAAAGACGTTGACCACACAAAGCCCCTTAGCAAAGGGGGGACTGGTGCTAAGAGCAATCTCAAAGTTAAAACTGCTAGCAACAACAGATCATTCAGTAGAAACTCAGACCACACAGTTAAGCGGAATGCCTCAAAAAAATAGCATCCTGAAGGACTATAATTGGCCTGGAAAATTTAAGCCGTTTGACCATCAAAAGTTAACCTCTGAGTTCTTAACACTAAACCGTAAAGCATTTTGCTTTAACGAGCAGGGTACTGGTAAAACAGCTAGCGTAATATGGGCAACAGACTACTTAATGAAGTTGGGTGTAGTCTGTCGTGTGCTGGTTATCTGCCCCCTGTCTATTATGAAATCAGCATGGCAACAAGACTTATTTAAGTTTGCTATCCACCGCACATGCGATATAGCTTATGGTAGCTCTACCCAGCGCAAGAAAATATTTGCTAACAATGCTGAGTTTGTCATTATTAACTTTGACGGAGTAGATATTGTTAAGCAGGACATCTTGGATGGGGGTTTTGACCTAATTGTAGTAGATGAAGCGAGCGCTTATAAGAATGCGCAAACAACCCGTTGGAAGACTCTCAGAGACATAGCGGCTCAAGTTAAGGGTATGTGGATGCTTACTGGTACTCCAGCAGCACAATCACCTGTAGATGCGTTTGGCCTAGCCAAGCTTATTAACCCAACTGGCACACCTAAATTCTATGGTCAATTCCGTGACCAAGTTATGTACAAAGTTGGCATGTATCGTTGGCTACCTAAACCTACTGCCCAAGACACCATACATAAAGTGTTACAGCCAGCTATTCGGTTTGAGAAAGATCAATGCCTAGACTTACCTGACGTTACCTTTGTTGAACGGGATGCCCCCCTAACTGCCCAGCAAATGAAGTATTACAAATTGCTTAAACGGCAAATGACTATGTCAGCAGATGGGGAGCAAGTAACTTCCGTAAATGCAGCCACTAATATCAATAAGCTACTACAGATATCTGGCGGTGCGGTGTATACCGATACTAGAGAAGTCATAGAGTTTGATGTATCCAATCGATTACAAGCAATTAAAGAAGTTATTGAAGAAGCTTCACATAAGGTCCTGGTGTTTGTTCCGTTTACTCATACTATAGAACTACTAAATAAATATCTTATCGGAGCTAACATACCCTGTGCAGTTATCAACGGGCAAGTTCCTGTAAATAGAAGGCACGACATCATTAATGATTTTCAAACAACAGAAAACATTCGTGTTCTTATCATCCAACCTCAAGCGGCATCACACGGGTTAACACTAACTGCCGCCAACGTAATCATTTGGTATGCTCCTATGACCAGTGTAGAAACGTATTTACAAGCCAATGCTCGTATTAACAGACCAGGACAAAAGAATCCTATGACTATTGTGCATATTAAGGGGAGTGAAGTAGAAGCAAAGCTATACAAAATGCTAAGTAACAACATAGATAATCACACAAAAATAATTGACTTATATAGACAAGAAATAGAAAATATAGCTTGACATTGTCAAAGTCATAAGTATACTAGTAGTTCGTAACAAGAAGGAGCTAAAAATGGTTGAAGACATTGCAACAGATAAACTTGCCGAAGTTTACATAAAGATTCGTGACAAACGAGCAGAATTAAAAGAGCATTATGAATCACAAGATGAAGGCTTGAAAGCCCAACAAGAAATGCTAGCGGAAAGAATGCTAGATATATGTAGGGACAACAACGCTGACAGTATCAAAACCCCAGCAGGGACAATCATTCGTAAAGTTGATACACGGTACTGGACGACGGATTGGGATTCTATGTATCAGTTTATAGAAGAACATGATGCATACCCCCTGCTCGAGAAAAGATTGCATCAAACCAATCTTAAGCAGTTTCTCGATGAGAATCCCGAACTGTTACCTGCTGGATTGCAAGCTGACAGAAAATACACCGTGGTCGTTAGAAGGAGCAAATAATGAGTAACGTTTCTATTTTTCAACAAAAAACAGCACCAGTAGCAGGTCGTGAGGTTAGTGAGCTATCTAAGGCACTAGCAGGTGCAAACAGTAATACATCCCGTCGTATCACTATGTCTAAGGGTGTATTCCGTCGTATTGTTAATGGCAAAGAAGCAGGTAAGATTAAAGACGGTCATATGAACGTCATCGTTATCAATGCTTTACCCAAGGTATCCCGTCAGTTTTATGCGTCTACGTTTGATCCTGATGCGGCTCCTACTCTGCCAGACTGTTGGTCAAACTTAGGTGATGTACCTGATCCTAAAGCTGCTAATGCACAATCAACAAACTGTGCTAGCTGCCCACAAAACATTGATGGCTCAGGTAATAATGGTAAGGGTCGTGCATGTCGTTTTAACCGTCGGGTAGCTGTAGTACTTGAAGGCGATATGAGTGGTGATGTATATCAATTCAATATTCCAGCTAAGTCGTTGTTTGGTAAGGGCACTGGTAACACACACCCATTTGAGAGCTACATTAAGTTTTTGCCAGCTAACGGAGAAAGCATTGACCGCATTGTTACTCAGATTTCTTTTGATGAGGATGAGACTGCTGATGTATTGAAGTTCACTCCTGTACGTCATC